AGGCTGAAGCCATTCCCAATTGCCTTGCCAAGCTGCCGCCAAAGTTATCGGCCATTTGGGCCCCTTCTTTAAATTTTGGTGTAAGCTCATCAAACTTCTCTTTGAGCATTTCAATATCGTCTGCGTTAGCGCCGTATAATTCAGAAAATCTTTTCAAATCATCTGCGTGTTTTTCATGAGCCTCTTCTATGGGGACATATTTATTGAGGACTTCCATGCTGTAGGCTTGCCAGTTTTCTTTCATTATTTCAAGTTGCTTTATTTTTTGCCCTTGAATACCAGCAATTCTGGCCTCTAGTTGTGCCAATTCCTGAAGCTCTTTGACAGTACCAGTGACGGTGCTCCCAGACTTGATTTGTTTTTTAAGCTCTTTGTTCTCTTTTTCTAAAGCCGCTACTCTTTCTTCTAATGTGGCCATTTATTAACCCTCATCTTTGAAGGGCCATACGATTCCGGTATTTCCTTCAAAGTTTTTGACCGCTTGATCAAGAAGCTCTCTTGTTCGAACGGTTTGAGGATGTTCTTTTCCATATTCCATATAAGCATCAAGATAGTTTTTCTCGGCCATGATGGCATCGGCATAAGCTTTAACATCTTTCTTCTTACCCTTTATCGAAAACTTCAACTTGGGGCCCTCTTCTTCCTCTTCTTCGGTAAAGATGTCTTTCATACTTGGGTCTTTTAGTGTGGCCATCATTTTAACATCATCGCCATACATGTACTTAAGAAGGTTTTTGTTCCATTCACCCCATGCCTTAAGCCAAGATTCGTTTAAAACTTGCTTATTTTTCATATTTAGATCCTCTTTATAACATAATTAGTTAAAATAAAAAAATGCCCTTATTGGGCATTTATCTAGATTTCTTTCTTGCTTTTTCCATTTGCTTTTTCTCTTCGGCAAACTGCTTTTCAAGTCTCTTAAGAAACCACAGCCTAAGACCAACCGGCAAGTTGTATATCTCTATTAAAGACCACCCACCAAAGTGCTTGAGCAAAAAAAACTGCTCATACATTGCCTCTTGGTATTTATTTGTTAGGCCAAAAAAAGTCCGTTCCAAACGGAACATCAACCTCCTCTGTGTGATCACAGGCCGGGCATGTAAACTCGTTTTCAATTTTTACATCCGGAGAAATAGACTTGTAACATAGCCTGAGGTGTCTTGAATCAAGAGTCGGCATATTGGCAACATATCTTGATATAATCGAATGATCGGCATGCCCTTCGATTGATACAATCATTTGCTTGTATTGGTCTGATAGAGGTGTTTCAATAATCTTTCTCTTTCTTTTTTCTTGTATAAGATTAGCTAAATAGTTCTCGTCCTCTCCCCTAAGAAGCTTAAACTCAACTTTAAACTTTGTATGAGGCATAATTGTATTAAAAGTACCAGAGTCGTTTCTTGTTATTTTAAGCTCTTCTGTGAAGAGTGGTTCGTGGACCTTGACATTGTTAAGATCGAAACTGAATGTGTTCTTTGCCCCACATGCTGGGCAAGTTACCAAAGTTTCGTAATTGGCACCATAGCCTGATCTTCTTGCGGCTATAATAATTGCGTTTCTGTCTCCAACAAACAATTCACCGGGCTTGACAGATTTATTAACAATAATACTTTCCATGAATCTCTCAAGGGCAATACCCTTTTTAAGCAAGGCTCTTGATGCTAGAATATCTTCATCTTTAGCTGTCATGTATCTAATTTCAATTGTCTCTTGGTTGTGAAGAGGGTGGTCTTCTGGGTAACCGATGCCTTTAGATGGCAATTCAACAAACTCTGTGGGTGCTACAAAGTTCAGAGGATCAAATGCTGATTCCGTCGCGGTTGGAATAACATCGGCTGCTTTTGGTTGAGGCGCTCCAAGCCTATCACTATTTCTACTCAATTTTTACTCCTATTTATTAGTGCTGGATTTTGTTGTTTTGCCGCTCATTTTTAGCTCAGCCCAGTCATACATAAGGGTAAGCTGTATTTCGACAAGTTCATCAGAAGAATAATCCAATTCTCCAAAATTTACTGATTTTATAAAAATATTATAAAGTGTCCAAGTTTCGATTGCCTGTCCTTCTGAATCATGTTGTGTAATATTACAATTTGTTTTCGCCTTATTGATTCCCGGTGATTTTGCTGTTGGGGATGAATAACCAAAATCATTTATTGTTTTCATCAACGACTCTGCCTTAGCGCCGACATCTACAATTGTTATGGTGATGTCTTGCCAAACTAAAAGACCGGGGTATTTAAATTTATGGTTCCCCAACTGATATTCAGAGGAATTAACCTCATAGGTTGGCTTTGAAACTGTTTTGGCCCAATACCAAACTTCGGCTTTACCCCCTTTTTTACCTGATCCCATAGAAAAATGAAACCTGTATCTTCTAACCGGGTCTAAATCTGAACTATTCCAAAAAGGCGCTGCTGTTGACACTTGTTCCTCTCATATGGCTATTATGCTGTTGTCGCATGTAACTCAGAATCTGTTGTCTTGCCTTTGACGGTTGCCCAATCATATCTAATTGTCAGGTCTGCTTGCTTTAATTCGTCGCTACTGTAATCTAGTGTTCCAAACTTGGCAGATTTAAGAAAAAAGTTCTTTAAAGTCCATAATTCAACTTGTTCCCCTTCCGCGTCATAAACAGTGATTGTCATAGTATCGCCAAGGGCTTGTGACGCTTTGAGTTTAGAGATTGATGTTACCTGATCAGTTTTTGTTTTTACATTATATCCTGCCGCTTCGATGGTTTCGTTTAATTTATAGCATGTATTAACACTTATGGGATCAACTATTGTCATTGATATCTCATTCCATACAACACGGCCGGGGTAATAATACTTATTATCATAATAGTTATGCTCCACCTCTGTAACATCAAAAGAAGGCGTATCTATAGTCTTAGCCCAAAAATGTATACCGGAAAACTTCCCGCCATTGGTATTCCCAGCGATATCTACCTGAAACCTGTAATTTCTTTTTGGTTCCATTGATGTTTCGTTCCAAAATGTTGTTGATTGTTGTGTCATTCTCTATAAATCTCCTAAATGATTACTGTTATTAAATAGTTACCAAATTAAAATTCAGCATCTGATCTTGTGATAATGAAGTCGATTGCTATAAATTCAATAGCTCTTGCCGGTTTAATAAATACCTTAACGTACATAATATTTTTATCAACTAGCTCAACACCATTTTCATCTGTTGCTTCTGTGTCAAGCTCAACAAGATATTCAGTGATACCGAAATTAGATTTAACAGAATCTAAAATTCTTTGTACCCTAGAAGTAAAACTGTTGAATGTTGAAGCAACACTTTGCTCGAATAACACCGTATCTGCTACGTTTTTGATTCTATGGTGTAAAAATATCATCAATCTTCTTACGTTGACTCTACTGAGGGCTGACGTTGAAGCAACTGGCCCTCTAGACATTGTTTTTTGCCCAAAGATAACGATTTCGTTAACAGCAGGGAACCTTGCGATTGGGTTAATGTGCTCCAAATAAAGATCATCTCTGTTTTGTTTATTAAGATTTACCTTTGTATTGGTCACCGACAATCCAGAAGACGGACCACCCAAAACCGACAAACCACCGCGATTAAAACCAGCAGGAGCAAACCATGGCCCCGGAGAGTTAGAATCATTAAAGGCCAAAGCACCTATAGCAGCCACCGAAGCAGGAGCGGTAAACAAACTCGCTCCATCATTAATTTTTACTCTTGGAAAATAAACAGCAACCCTATTAGAATTCATGTTTTCTCCAAAATCATCAGATGTGTTCAGGATGTCACTAACTGTACCGCCGGTATTATCATACTGACCATTGTTTTCGTATTTTTCTTTATACTGGTCGTCGAAATCAACGATTGCCATACAATCACCACGATCTTCAACAACTTCTTTGATCTCTTGAAGAAGTCCTGAGTTTGTCAGGCCGGGATAAGAAATTATTGTCGCAGGTGTTTTTTCTTCATCTTTGACCATGTCAATTGCTTTTTTAATTGAGTAGTAAGCATAGTTTGTAGTCTCAGATTCGCCCTCGATAACATTTCGCATTGAAAAGGGATCAACTTGTGTTATATCAATTCCATCAAAACCGCCAAACAATGGCAAAGCAAAAGCCTTTGGTCCTCTCTGGGTCATTTTTCTAGAACCAGAAAGAGCCGTATAGGCAGTCTCAGACACTTGAGATCCAGACTCGTAATACCATCTCGCAGTATTTCCAGAATCAGCAAAGCTTGGATCAGAGATTACCTCATCCATAGAGAACACAAATGAGTATTCTAAATTTGTTCCCGCGTCATCGTTTACACCCCAAACTTGATATTTAACTAAATCTAAATAATCTTTTCTGAATTTAACGCCCTTATTACCAGTGGGAGAATCCCCGGCATATGTGTGCTTAACACCTAGTGTATCGGATTTTTGATAATTTGAACCGCCTGAGCCTCTTGTGTTTTGGGTTGTTAGGTTAAGTGAGGGAAAGCG